CCGCCTGCGCCACGCCCGCCGAAGCCGAGCATCCGGCTCAAGCCTCCGCCGCCAGCACCGCTGAACAGGCTCCCGATGTCCGCGCCGACGTCCTTGATGCCGCCTGTCAGGCCGCCGAGCAACGCGCCTGGAGCCTGCAGGAAGTTGCCGCTGAGCAAGTCCTTCCCGGCGCCGCCGATGCCGCCGATCACCGAACCGAGAGCGTCAGCCATTTACGGCGTCCCGCTAGGCTGCTGTTGATACCACGGCGTGATCTTCGGCGCGGTGGACGTGTTGATGCCGAGGCCAGCGCCGCCGGGGCCAGGGCCAGGGCCGCCGCTTGGAGCGCCCGGAGCAGTCGAGCTGCCAAGTTTCGGCAAGGACGGCAATGCGCTTTGGCCGGCGCCAACGCCCAGTGCGCGCGCAAGGTGCGGTTCTATTACCTGTCCTGCCAGAAGTTGACCGCCCGTACTTCCAAGGTCGGCGCCGATGGCCGATCCGAACGATGGCGAGAAGTTGAATGGGGCGCCGCCAGTCTCCAGACTAGCGACCTTGCCGAGTTCCGGGCCGAGAAATTCGCTTCCAAGGAAGGTCGTCCCCCCTTGAAGCAGAGCGCCTTTCCACCCTCCGGTGATTCCGCCGGACGCGGCGTTGCCGGCGATGGCGATCTCGGGTTGCCCGGTCACCGCCGCCAGAATGTCGGAGCCGATCGCGAGGAGGTTACTGAAGAACTTCTTGCCCACGCTGTCCCCCGAACGTGACTGTATAGGACGGGACATCCTTACACGCATTCAGCCGTTTGGCGAAGGGGCCGAAGTCCACCCCCGTGTCGCTGCCGAACGAGAATGTCTGAGCGCCCCTGTTCTTCGCCCACACCACGAGGTCGTGCAGGATGTGATAGGGCTCCATCGCCCACGGATTGGGCGCGCTCGACGCCAGGAACACCAGCCGCGCGTGCTCTACGTCGGGGTTATAGAAGAACGGCTGCATTGCGGCGACGCCGAAGGCATGGTCGCTGCGGATGAACAGGGCGTCCGGTTGCCCGATGGCGCGCTCGGCCCATGCCTTGGCCGCGATCTGGTCGAAGTCGCCGTAGCGGGCGCGCGCGATCCGCATGAGATCGGGGATGTCGGACTTGGTCACGATCCGAAGCATCTACACGCCCAGTAGTCTTGCCCAGTTGTTGTGCTCGTTGAAGTGTATGAAAATCCACGCATCGAACTGTTCTTTATTGTTGAAGTCTACACCAGACAAATCAACACCGCTGGTATGAAGAACACTGTTCATGGCGTTGTGCCATTGCTGATGCTGCTGAAGCCAGACCTCTGCAGACGCGCGGACCAGCGGGTAGATGTTGAATGTCGCGACTTGGACGCCTCTTGATCGGAACAGGGCGCTGGTCGTCAACTGGTGGTGCTGGTAGTTCGCGAAGGCGAACTCCTCCAGCCCGGACTTGGTCGGCGGGGGATAGAGGATGTTCGCGAGGCTCACGACGTCGGGTCTTTGCCGCCCTCCTGCGGGGATCGGCGCGTGTTGATGTCGTAGGACGGGTTGTTCAGCCGCTTGGACGGGTCGTAGGCGCTGCCGGTTCCGTCGGGGCGCAGCACGCCATCGGGGGCCTCGACCTTCACTTCGCCGTCGGGGATGCCGAAAGGGGGATTTCCGGTGAGCATGGCTCGGGTCCTCTATGCGTTTTCCTTGTAGTCCTTGATGTAGATGGACTGGGCGGTGATCATAGTCACGTCCTTTGACGTTGTCGTGCCCGTCATGCCCAGCAGCACGCCAATCGTGCCAGACGAGGTTGGGCCTGTCGTTCCGGGGTTCCACCGCGCGATCTTGCGCCCGCTGGCGGCGATGGTGGTCGCTGTCGCGTTGCCGTCGTGGTAGGTCCCGTCATCAACGACATAGTCCACCGCGATGCTGAGGGACGCCGTCCCGCCGCTGTCGTTGTTCTTGGCGTGCAGATACGCCCGGTTGGCCTGCTTGGAGTAGAACAGGCCCGGCTCGTCCACCAGTTTGCTCTGCCACTTCTTGGTCAGCGACGTAGTCGGGGTCTGGAACAGCGGGTAGATGTGCGTGCCGTCGCAGCCCCACGCGGTCAGGCTGGAGTTGACTTCCTGCAAGGCGACCTGGGTCAGCGTGGCGACCTGGGAGCCTACCCACCACTTCTGGCCGTTCCACATCGCCAGGATGTTTCGCGTCACCCCGAACGGATCGGTGGTGCGGAACAGCAGCATGTAGACGCGGATGCTGTAGATGGTCGCCACCGCCGCCGTCGGTGTCAGCGTGTTGAAGTCGGCGTTCTGGAACAGCCCGTCGAGCGCATCCGACACCTTCTCTGCGGCCCCGCCATAGAGCGCGTAGACCCCGCTGGTGTTGGCGAACACGATGGCCCGCCCGAACGAGACCACCGTGTCGCGCCAGGCCGCGCCGACCTGATTGTCCACGTTGTCGTTGGAGAAGGTGGTGGTGAGCGGAGAGCCGGACGACTGCACGTTGGCGATGACGTTGATGGAGGAGTCGCCGAAGCCGTAGAGGAACGATGACGTGGCCGCGTAGCGCACGAGCGACACCCGCAGATGCGAGTCGGTGGCCTGGAACGCGCCGCCGCCGTCTGACGTGGCGAAGTCGCTGAGGCTGGCCGGGCCGGTGAAGACGCTGTTGATCCCGTTGGCGATCCACACGCGGCTCTGGTAGGTCTCGATGGTGGTGCCCGACACGCCGAACGGCATGATCGTGACCTCGGCCGCCGCAGCTCGGTTGCCGCCGCTGACCTCCATCTTCGCCCACGTGTAGCCAAGGCCAGGGCTCTCCATGACCACCGCCGTCACCGCGCCGGCCGTGAGCGTGCAGTGCGCCGCCGCGCCGGTCCCGTCCCCGGTGATGGTGACGGTCGGCGAGGCGCTGTAGTTGGTGCCCGCCACGGTGATCGTCGCGCCGACCACTTGGCCGGCATGGATCACCGCGTTGATCGCGCCGCCGGTTCCTGGGGTCCCGGCCGGGTCGGTGATGGTGATGGTCGGCGGCGATGTGTAGCCAGAGCCCGGATAGGTCACGGTCACGCCGATGATCACGCCGTTGACCATCTGCAGGACGCCCGTCGCGGTCGATCCGGGACCGGCGGAGAAGGTGATGTAGGTCGCGGCGCTATAGCCATGGCCGCCGGCTGTGACCTGGCAATAGGCGACGCCGGCCGAGGTCTGGTCCACCCCTGGCGTCAGGATCGCCGTGGTGTCAGAGCCGCCGCCCGAGAAGCCGAGCACCGGATGGTCGGTGGCGAGATAGCCGGAGCCGGGATTGGTGATGACGACGGTGGCGATCTCGCCGGTGGCGGGGTCACGGGTAGCCGAGAACGTCGCGCCCGAGCCGCTGCCGCCGTAGGCCGTGACCGTCGGGCTCGATGCGTAGTTGTTGCCGGGGTTGGTCAGCGTGACCACCGGCGCCAGCGTGCCAGAGCCGTAGAGGATCGAGCCGTCCCAAATCCAGTAGGCGTTCTTGCTCGACAGCGGCGCGGTGATCAGCAGGTACTTGGAGCCCCACTGCGAGCACGCCGGCAGTCCGTTGGCGCTGAACAGGCCGGAGCCGATGGTGGTCGTCGCGCCGTTGGAAATCTGCACCTGGACGGCGGAGAAATCGCTAAGAAACACAGCGATGTAGGCGGTCGCCCCGATGTTGTAGGGGAAGTAGTAGGAGATCGTGTGGCCGCCGCCCGCCGTGTAGAGCGTGGTCCCCTCTCCCGCCAGGGTCCGCAGGTTGCCGTCCCCGAGCGGCATCCAGTTCTCGATCCAGGAGAACTCATCGTCACCGATAGCCGAGCGGTCGGCCTTGGTGTTCAGCGAGCCGAACTTCTTGGCGATCAGCAGGGCGTTGCCGGGGAGCTGCGCGGCCATCAGTAGACGTCATATATGTCCGGCACGCGCGGCGGCGTGGTGTCGGCGCGGGCCTCCCGCATCCGCCGATCGAACTCCGCATAGAAGAAGCGGGCGTCGTCACGACGGTCCCCGCGCGCCTCCCCAAGCAGGGCCAGATACGTAGCGTAGAACGACACCGCTGACGTCCATGGGTAAGGGATAGCCTCGAAATCGGCGTCGCTTTGAAGGTTGAATGGCACGCAGAGGCAGTCCCAATCCCACGGCGTCACGACCGACGGGATTGGCCACACAAAGACGCTTCCGCCCTGGCCCTGGCCGTACTGACTCCACACCTCGGGATAGTTGGTCTGCCCGATGTTGGCCGAGCGCAGATACGCCTGGAAGCCGGACCAGTCCATGTAGCGAAGCAGGGGTTTCCACGAACCCCAGGACGCAGCAATGGAAATGACCGCGTGCACACTGTCCACACCCTGCGCCGTCGCCCGCAGCGCCGGGGTCAGGGCCGAAAAGTTGTAGACCTCCTGCCCGACCACGGTGGCGTTGGAGGATGACAGCGTGGCGGTCACGACGGCGCCAGAGCCAGAGCCTCCAGCATCAGTGACAGTGATTATCGGGTTCAGATATCCGGTCCCCCCGTTGGTGAGCATCACTGCCAACGTCTCGAAACTGATCGGCCCGGAGCCGGAGAACGTGATCGGTCCGGAGCCGGAGAACGAAATGCCGGATACCGAGATGGTCGCCGTGGCCTGAATCCCTCCGGGGCTTTCAGGGGCGCTGATCGAAATCTGCGGACTGACGTACTGTCCGTTGCCCTGGTTGACGATCGTCAGGGCGATGATGGTCCCCCCAGACAGAGGCAACACGCGGATGCACTGGCCACGGCGGGATATGGTCTGGCGAGCCTCGTTGATATAGCGCACGAGGTCGTATGGATTGTACCGCTCCTGACGCTCGTCCTTTAGGTAGCGTTGGACATCCTGCATGTACTGGTTAAGCGCCATCCTTAGAGCGTTCCCTCCCCGGCGCGGGCCGGCTGGGCGCTCGGCATCATCGTCAGGTTCGGGTCGATGGAACCAGGCAGCGGCTTGGACGTCGGGAAGTTGTCGGGCAGGATTTCCGGGGTGATGCCGAGGCGGGCGGCCTTCACGTACATCTGGAAGATCGCGAACATCTTCTGCGAGTCATCGAGCCGCTGCGCGTTCTGGAGCGCCCTGGACGCGGCGTAGAACGGGACAGCGTCGGTCCATGGGTAGGGGATGACCTCGACCGTCGAGTCGTCCACCAGTGCGATCGGAGTCCACGATGACTCCACCGTCATGTTGTAGCCGCCGTCAGCGAGCGGCCAGAAGTACGCGGTGCCACTCACGCCCTGCGTCTGCTGCGCCCACACGGAGGGCGGACCCTGCTGCGCGCTATTCGGGCCGGTGTAGTAGTAGTTGTTGAACCACGCCCAAGGACGTCCCTCCATCATTGTCCTGACGCCGCCACCGCCCGACGCCACCGAGATAGACCGCACGTTGATGGCGTTCAGGTAGCCCGTTGGCGGGGCCAGACTGGAGAGCGCGAAGGTTTGATCACCGAGGGTGATTGCTGTGGTGATGTTGGCGATCAGAATCTCAGCCTGGATCGCAAGCTGCGCGCGGCCCTCGTTGATGTAAAGCGTTAGATCGGCCAGTTGATACAGGGTGGCCGCCGCGTCGTTCAGGAGGAGTTGGGTTCGTTGCAGGTAAGAATTTAGCAAGGCGCAAACTCTCCTTCACACCCTAACAGCAACGGGCGCCGCCCAACACCAGAGCGGCGCCCGCCATGTCCGCCCCGCTTAGCCCCAGATCAGGCGCACATGATCCACGACGTGTCGGACACGCCGCCGACCGTGACGGTCGCCTGGCCGATGGTGGTCGGGATCGAGTTGCCCGCCGGGATGATCGCCGCCGTCGGCACCGCCGTGAACAGGCCGCCGTCCGTGACCACGAAGCCGGTCGCGGTGATGGCGCCGCCGCCAGTGGACGTGCCGCTCATGTTGGCCATGCGCGGGACCAGCAGGTTGTTGCCGATCGACGGGTTGACCACCGAGCCCGCCGTGCCGGACACCTGACCGCCGAGGGTCATCACGCCGAACGGTTGGGAGGTGCCGTAGGCCGCGCCGCCGGTGATGGAGCCGATGCCGGTGGCCGTGAAGCACATCACCGCCGTGGCCGCAGCCGAGGAGCCGCCGCCGCCGGTGAAGGTGAAGGTCGGGACCGAGGTCAGCGCCGTGCCGTGGTTGGTGTTCAGCAGCGCCGTGATGGCGCCGGAACCGGCCAGGGTGGCGTTGATCGTCAGCACGCCGCCGCCGGCCAGCGTCTCGCGCGGGTCCGGAACGACGGTGATGGTCGGCACGCTCGTGTAGCCGGCGCCCTGGTCCACCACGGTGACGGCGTTGATCGTGCCGGCGGAGATCGTGCAGTAGGCCGTTGCCTGAACCCCGCCAATCGGCGGCGGCGAGATGATGAGCTGCGGCGCGTAGGTGTAGGACCCGCCCGTGGTGATCGTGACGGTCGAGTTGATCGCGCCGCCGACGATGGCCAGCCACGAGGACGAACCGGACGAGGCCGTGACCACCGGGGCGGAGGTGTAGCCCGAGCCGCAGTTGGTCAGGAACGCGCCGATGGCGCAGCCGGTCAGGTTAACCAGGCGGTAATTCGAGCCGTCAGACGCCACGTAGCGCGGCATGTTTGGCGTCTGCGACGTGTGACGGAACTTGTTGAGCACCTGATCGAACACCTGGATGAAGGTGTATGGGCCAGGCGTGATGATGAACTGGCCGGGCGGGAGGACGTATGCCTCCCCTGCAGCCAGCGAGATCGGGCCATTGCCGACCGTGACCGAGGTCGTGCCGACCAGCAGTTGGTAGTTGGGCGGCGGATAGATGCCCGGACCGCGAATTGCATTGGTGGCCATGTGTCCTTACCCCCTCAGAAGGCCCCGCCGGCAACGTTGGTCAGGCGCGACCCGGACGACGGCTTGGAGCACGCCAGAGCCATCGCCGCGATGACCACGCCGACCGAGCCAAGCTGGTTGTTCGGGATCAGCGAGTGGAACCCGCTCCAGGCGAAGTTCGCGTTCTCGTGGATGTAGAGCGCCAGATAGCGCGAGTTCAGCACGTAGGCTGTTCCCTTCGGGCAGAAGGGGTCGGCCAGGATCGGCACGCCCGCGATGGTGATGCAGCGGAAGCCGGCGTTGACCACGTCGTCATCGCCATAGCGCAGGTTCGGATCGGTCCTGAACTGCTCTGCGGTCATGAAGTCCTGGACCAGCGTGGTCCAGTCCGACAGCGACATCAGGATGAAGTCGGGCGCCTCGCCGCCGGCCAGCGACGTCGTCTGCATGATCCGCGCGATCATAGTCGAGCGCGACGGGGTCAGGCTGGTCGAGTAGATATTGCCCTTCCAGAACGTGTTGGTGCTGCGCGAGATGCCGCCGTAGGTGCTGACGGTTGTGCCGTCGTCGTAGGCGTCGATCAGGCCGGTGATGGCGAGCGGGTTGGAACCGGACGATCCGAACACCGCCGTGGCGATGGCCTGCACGCCGACCGTCTTGGCGTCGGCCATCCTCGCCTTCACCAGCGGCACGATGGCGTGCGTGCTCTGCACCATCGACTCGGTGCCGAGCAGCGGGACCGGGATGGTGCCGAGCGACAGGTTCCACGCGGCGGCCTGGGCTGCGGTGATGTTGGACGGCTGGTTGAACGAGCCGTCGTAGCCGGTCCAGGCGAACTGCACGTAGGGCGAACCCTGGATCGGCACGCTGACAGGCGAGAAGCCGCCTCGCGCGCGCTGGGCGTTGCGCATCAGCAACGACAGCGACGGCGCCGCCTTGTAGATTTGGACGACGAGCTTCGGGACATATGCCCGTCTCGTCACTGCATTAAGCTCTAGCGTTACATTCCCTGAAGCGGGAATTACGCCCGAGCCGTACACAGGAGATGCCATTGATTTAGCCCCCTCTTACCTTCTCGCTCACGCCGCGCTCTGGAACTCGTTGAGGACGTTGGCCGCGACGGTGTCGGCCCACTTGGTCTCGTCCTTGAACAAGCCCTCCACGTCGTGCTCGACAGCGTTGCTGCGGATGCTGAACGAATCCGGCTCCCACGGCGGCGGGGCGGCGTCGATCTTGGCCGGCGGGTTCTTCGACACGTAGTGCGCCGCCGCGACCATCGGGTCCGGCGTGCCGGTGTCGATCATGTGCTGCTTCAGCTTCTCGATGCCCTCGTCGGAGAAGGCCATGCCGCCCTCGGCGAGCGGCTTGCGAAGCTGGCTGAACTTGTCGTTGAGCGCGGCGAGCGCCGCCAGGTTGTCGCGCTCGGCCGCCTGCTCGGACTGCGTCTTGCGATAGTCGGCGAACTCGGTGGTGAGCGCGTCCAGCTTCTCCTGCACCGGCCTGGCGTACTCCATCGCCACGTCGTCGTCGGTCTGCATGTCCGGCACGACGCTCTTCAGCAGGTTCTGGAACGGGCGGCGGGTGTCCTTGCCGGTGGACAACTGCTGCAGCAGCGCCATGCCTTTCTTGAAGGCTTCCAGCTCGGCTTCTTCGACTTCGACAGTGGCCACGGATCAGCCCTCAGCGCTTATTCATGATGGCGGGTTCGAGCCGCATGTCCGAACTGGTCGGCGCGACGCCGGCTTGCTGCGACTTGCGGAAGCCGAGGCCGACGTTGTCCATCGGAACCCGGACGATCTGGCTGTCTTCATCGACCAGCCGATCCATCGGCGGGGTGAACACGGGGGAGGAATCGGGCATCGCGGTGGCTCCTTCAGGAGATGGCTGACGGCGCTTCGCCCATCGGCGGCGCACCGCCTCCAGGGCCGCCGGCGCCGGACATGAGGCGCATCAGCGCCTGCAGCGGGGCTTGCCGCTGGGCGTCCTGCGCAAGCGCATGGAGTTGGGTGATCTGCAGGCCCGGAGCCTGCTGGGCCGGCGGCGCGATCTTGGTGCCGGTCTGGATCATCTTCAGCACACCCTCGTGCTGCTCGCTGCCCATCGGCAGATGCGGCAGGGCGAGCTGCAGGATGTGGATCGCCTCCCCCACCTTGCTCATCGCGTCCGCCATCAGGCCGGGATTACCGGAGACGGGGCTTGCCGGCCCGGTAGAGCCCATTGGCGGCAGCGCGAGAGGTGAGGGAGGCATCATCGAAAGGGAAAGCCTTGAACTGTGGGAGGGCGGGAGCCGGCGTGAACCGGCGCCGGCCTACTTGCGGTGCGACTTGCGACCGCGACGGGCACGCATCTTCATGATCATTTCCTTCAGTTGAGCGTCCGGCTGGGGATCACAACTACCCTTCCGGACAACGACGCGCGCACAGAAACATGTGTTTGCGAGAAGCGTCAAATACTTTGGCTGTTCTTGGGTTGTAATACTTTTGACTATACCGCTGTTATGGTGCAGCGGCCAATGCTCAAGTCAACGCTTTTCCTTCAGGTTGACTTTCCCTCGTCAGGGCGTAGCCTGAACAACGAAACGGCCCCCGTTGTAAGCGGAGGCCGGATCGCGGTCTGTCGGTCCAGACCAAGGTGCATGCCCACCGAGCATACGGGCAGCGCCCTTCCCCGACAAGCCCCGCGATCCTGCGTTGCGCTCGGTTAGGATAACCGGCGGCGAGGCGACGTGGTTTCGGGCTTACCGTTGGGACCGCTCAAGGCCAGACCCAGTCCGTAAGGCGAAGGGGTGAGCGGCGGGCCGATGCAGGCTCGAAAGCAGTCGCCAAGCTTGCCGCGCATCGGTTGGCAGGCGTCCGAACGCGACGGCCGGCTCCGTCGAGCTGATTCGCGGAGGACAGGAACGCACCCTGTTAACTCAGGGAGTGCGTCCTATGTCCTCTGCTCAGGCCTCACCATCGAGCTTGGATGATTCCAGAAGACACTAAAGGCCTGCCCCTGAAGCATTTGGGTGATGCGCCGGCTTTGTAACCCGGTGAACGCTGTTCAAGTCAGCGCGGGGGCTCCGGCTGTTTTCCCACGCGCTCGCGCACGATGCGGCGCGATATGGTAAATTGGCCTTGGCGAGGCATGTCGTGGCAACGCATCGCGGTGGACTGCGGGGCGTGGCCGTCGCGGGGTCTACTTGCGGCGGCCCTTCTGCAGCAGTTCCGGGTGGGCCTGGATCAGCTTGGCTTCCTGCTCCTGCTTGCGGCGGAAGCGGTCGCGCAACTCGTCCTCGTGCGGCGGATGCGAAAGCTGGATCAGCGAATCGCCGTCGATGGCGCCGGCCTTGGCCAGGGCGAAGGCGAGGTTCTGGGAGGCGTCGGAGAAGGCGGGCGAGGATGAGTGGCTGTCCACCACGACCTCGGCGTCGTTGGGCAGGTTGGCCAGCAGGAACTCGGTCTTGCCGCCGGCTGCGGCGCGGCGTGCGCCGACCGAGCGCATGATCTGCGACCAGGCGTCCTGGCCGGTGATCTCCGTCTGCGGGGCTCTGGCGCTGAACAGGCGCGGGTCCTTGGCCTGGCTGATCTTCAGGCACAGGTCCCCGGCGTTGGCGCACTGGCCTTCGACCAGCAGGGCGCGGTCCCGAAGGCGCGGTGAGCCGGTCTTGACCAGGGTGCCGGCATGCACGCCCGCGCGCACGCCCTGTTCGCCCCGGCCCGAGAGGATCGGCGTCAGCCCGGCGGCGTCGTCGAAGTAGCGGTCGAGCAGGTTGAGGTAGGCCAGCGCCTCCTGCGGCATCTCCGGCGCGAGGCTGTCGATCTTGGTCTGGCCCTGCGGCTCGGTGAGGAAGCCGTTGGGAGACAGGAACGCGCGCATCTTCTCCTCGGTGATGCCCTGGAAGCCGGTGAAGGCCCGTGGCGGGCGCGCGCGCATGCGGAAGATGTAGTCGATGTTCTCGATGCGGGCGTTGAGGAGCATCTGCAGCTCCTCGACGTTGGCCAGTTCCGAGCGGCCCCACATGTAGCCAGGGGTTTCGTTCGGGCAGATTTTGATGAACGGGTGCTCGTGCGGGGCGTCGGACAGGTTGATGTGTCGGTCCTCGCCGTCGAGCACGATGTCGGGCTCGGCCAGCCTGATCGTGGTCCAGTCGTTCTGCTCGTCGTCCATCACCCACAACTCGTCCACCCGGATCAGGCGGTGGCCGACCTCCGGAGCGAACTGCGGGTTGGGCGGCTGGGTCATCATGCTGACGCGGCCGATAGGTCCGGGCGATCCGGGCTGGTTCAGCGGTTGCAGCCCGCCGATGGTCACTTCGTAGAGGAAGGTGGGGGCCAGTTCCTGCTCGGCGCCGGAATCGAAGCGGTCCTTGACCTTGGCCAGCAACTCCTCGCGGTTGGGCTTGTCCCAGATCATCCGGGCGAACTGGGCCGGCGTCAGCCAGAACGAGTGGCAGAAGGCGTCCTGGCGGTCGAGGTCTTCGATGTCCTCGCGCAGCACGCCCATGAAGTGCGGGCGGATCAGGTGCGGCTCGTAGCCGGTGCGGCCCCACACGATCTTCAGGAACGAGCAGCCTTCGACCAGCGCCATGTCCACGCCAAGCTGGAAGGCGGTGTTGATCCGGCGGCGGGAGAACTCGCGGTTCAGGTGGCGAGAGGCGACATAGGCGGGCTCAGCCCACTCGTCGGCTCCGTCGGCTTCGAAGGTGATGGAGAACTTCACCTCGGACGGGGAGAACAGGTAGGACGACAGGGTGTCCACAAGCTGGAAGCAGCGGTTGTGCTTGGACGGATAGTCGGCGGCGTTGGTGCCGGTCCAGTAGAGGTTGCGCCAGTAGGTCCCCTGGTTGCGGCGGGTGGACGAGGAGACGCGGCACTGGCTGACGATCTCCCTGGCCCACGGCCCGAGGTTGCTGCTTGGAAGTCTCACGCTCTACGCCCCCGTATCGCCTCAGCCCTTGCGCCGACGCGGCTTGTCTGAGGCTACCACAGTCAGCGGCATCCCGCCCGGACCGAGCGCGCCCTTGGCGCCGGCGTCGTGCAGCATGCCGATCGGGTCGAAGCCTTCCGAGCGCGCCACGCCGGCCTGGCCCGGATCGAACGACGGCACGGACGGCCCGCCGCCCATGCCCACGTTGGACGGGGTCGGCGTCATCGCGCCGGGGTGGGTCCAGACGTCGGCGGCCTTCTTCATGCCGAGCATGTGCAGGGCGCCGGCGACCTGTTGCTCGTTGGCGCTCTGGCCCTGCATGGCCTCCCGGATCAGCGCCTCGGTCTCGGCGGTGCTGGGCTCGGCGGGGGCCTTGAAGGCGATGTCGCCCTCCCGCTGGTTGTCGTTGAAGTCGGTCAGGCCGTAGTCCTGCTCGGCCATCTGCTGCACGTAGTCGATCGCCTTCGACCTGGCGGTGCGCTTGTTGAGCCGTCCAGGGATGCGCCTGGCGACTTCGCGGCAGACCGGGCATTCCGGGTTCGGCTCGTCGGCGAGGCACAGCGCCGACCATTCGAAGCCGCAGTCGCACAGCAGGCGGCGTTGGACGTAGGCCACTTACCATCTCTCCAGAATTGCGCGAGCAGCAGCAGCGCGTTCGGACGCGGCGCGTTCAAAATGCGTCGAAACGATCCACTTGGCTACCTCGTTGCCGCGCTCCTCCTGAAGCTGCTCGGTCGCCTGCACCCGCTCGTAGGTCAGGTTGTTGGCCATCATGCCCGGACGGACCCACTCGTCCCACGCCATGCACGCCAGCGCGGCGGCGAACGGGCGGTCATCCTTGTTGCGGCCCGAGGCGGCGATGGAGTCGCCGCTCTGCACCAGCGTGGTCATCTCCTCCAGCAGCGGCGCGGAGCGGGAGACGAGCAGGTTGGTGTTGTACTTGTCGCGGAAGACGTTGAAAAGGCGGAGCTTATTCTCCTGCGTGGTTTTCCAACCGTAGGCATACCCGGCGCCCATCGCGTCTGGGCGGTGGTAGAGATACCAGCGCATGATGTCGAGCGCGTCGTCGCCCATGTTCAGCTTCGACGCCGGTTCGCGGATGGCGCCGGTGCGAAGCTGCAGGCGCAGCGAATTGAGTTCCTGCATCACCGCGTAGCCCGGCCCGTAGAGTTCCAGGTTCACCACGCAGTCGCGGTAGACGCCCGCCAGGTGCGCGACCACCCACGCAACCTGCTGGCTCTCCGGCTTGTGCGTGGCGTACTCGGCGACCTGGACCAGCTTGTCGGCATAGCAGCGCCAGACCGAGATCACCGAGCGGTCCTTGTTCTCCGAACGCCCGAACGCCGGGTCCACGCCGATCACGTACTTGCCGGACTTGCGCGCGTCTTCCCACACCCGCAGTTCCAGGTCGTCTATCGACAAAGCCTTGTGCAGTTTTGTGGAAGTGTAGACTTCGCCGAGTTCGTAGTTGTAGGCGTTGAACGTGACCGCACCGGAGCGGATGATGGTCAGGTCTTCGGTGATGCGCTTATAGGCGAAGAACTTGGAGCCGGTAGCTACGAACGCGTCGTCCTCGGTGTTGTGCGTAAGAATACCTTGCGCGTCGAAGACGTGATCATCGCCTACCGTCAGATTCCAGACATTGTCTTCCCTCGCTTCCGTCACCATTGCGACGGTGTCCTCAAGGAGGAGCGGTAGCGGCCTTCGGAAACGCTGGACCTTTTCGACGCCAGCTAGAGCCAAGCGCCCATTTTTACGGGCGCTTATGAAGCCTATCTTGTTAAGGAACTCTTTTGCTTCAGCTTGCCGAAGTGACAACTCATGTCCAACGTATTGAAACTGTTTGAAGTTTTTTCCTTCTGTATGCTTAACTACAGAAATCCACCTAGAGGTAATGCCGAACGACAACAGAAGAAGTTGAACATCTTTCATAAACTCTGGGTACTTGGTAAACAACTTAACTGAATTTCCGTCTCTCGATACAAATCCATCGGCCTCAAAAAGACCCTTCAAAAACTCTGCAACAACAACTGGCGGAGACCTGAATATAAATTCAGGAACATGCACCTTACGCTTAGTTTTTGTTCCGTTTGTCTCAGCCAGACCTAACTTTCTAAGCGTGGACATTACGACGGTTGAACCGGTGCGAACGACAACACCACCCTTGTTTGGTCCGCTTGTTGGCCGGGCTGACGTGTCCACACCAAAAATCACGGAAAAAAGCCGCTGCACTTCAGCAACAAGATCGGCGTCTTCTCGCGTGCAGGCGATTGACGTTTCTACAGACCTGCCGCGACCGTTGCCGTAGGCCGAGCCGTCGCCCATAAACAAGCCGACGAACCGAGCAAATTCAGGAGTGACTGGAACGGCGCATTCGACCACCCCCTCCTTCCAGCGAACAGTGTACAACGACGACGCCAGTCTCGGCGGCTGAAGCCTAATCCGACTCCCGGCCGACTCTTTCAGGCCGACAAATCCTCCGCCGACAAGCGCGATTGGGTGGTCAGCAGTTCCGGTGAGTTCATATCCAAGCGCCGTCTTCATGCGCCACATCGGCGCGTTGCCGGTTGGCCCAGCGGCAAGCACTGAGCCGAGCGTGGCTTCCATGCCTTGTACAGCCTGATCAATCCGAATCAGGCCAGCATCGGTTCCGACGCGCGTTTCCCCAGCCACACAGGAGGGCAGCTCCTGCCGCAGCATTTCCGGGGACATGTCGAACTCTTGCTTGCGGTACCAGGCGATCTGCTCAAGCGTCAGGCCCCAACCGTAGAGTTCCTTGACCTGGCCGCAGCGGTCCTGCTCCTCGCCCGACAGGTAGGGCTGTGATCCCCACCAGTGGTCGAACTGCGCAGAGCCCTCCTCGATCACGTAGGTGTCCTTGGCCCACCAGCCGATGAAGATCGCCATCTTGGCCGGGTCCTGCTTGGCCTCTCGCCACATCTCCTCGAAATGGTTGAAGCCGTTGGCGGTGGATTCGAACAGGTAGAGCCGGTTGGGGTTCACCTCCGACAGCGAGCGCACCAGCGCGTCGAACCCGTCGGGGTCGCCCCAGAATGCGGTCTCAGAGTTGCCAATCGCCATGTACGGCGTTCGGAACGTGTGGTCGTCATGCGGCACGGACAGGTCCCACACCGCACTGCATTTGATTCCCGTTTCGATCTTGCGGATTTTTAGCCAGACCGATCCGCCCTCGATGCGGTAGCGTTCATTTCCCCAGCGTCTTGATGCGGCTCCCATCGGAAGCCCGATCAAGGCGCGCAGTTTTCTGGCGCTAGAGCCTGTCCACGACACCGTCCACTGCGCCTTGCAGTTTCGACCACGTATCTGCCCGGCATCCCGGAACGACATGCCGCCCCATCCCATCCCGAGCGCGGCGGCAATGTCCCTGGCCTGCGCGGCAATTGATGCCCGAGTTGACGACAACCTCAGCCTCGGCGTCTCGTGTCCTTGGCTAAACTCTCTGAATTTTGACCCGTCACCACTAAGAAGTCCGGCCAGAAGGCCTCGGCAGAACGGCAAGCCCCACGCAAACACCAAGTCTGGAATGTGCTTTTCGTCTGTGCATCCAAAGGTGTTCACTAGCCAGTTGGCCAGCGGCGTTCCGTACACGGCGTCTGTACTGGTTAGGCAGTTCTGCCGATCTACCGTCTTGCCGCGAGAGGCGATATCGGCCACCGCCGCGCACGCCCTATCGGCATAGGCTATCTCATCGCGGTGGCGGGCGAAAAGAACACCAGATGGCTCTCCCCACGACTGTCTGATAATTGAACCTTCTGCTAGATAGTACCCACAGAAAAATCCAAACTCCTCGTTTAACTCAACAGTCCCTCCACTTCCTTTTCCTACAGTTCCTCCGTGCTGAGGACGTGGCTTGCTTAGACCCAACACTATACTCGTTTGTTCACAGGTCACGGTACGGACCGGCATTACTAGCCAATCATCTTTCTGAACTTCGCCAGCAGCGATCAGCCCCCTTTTGGTTGGGATTTTGTGATCGGCAGTGAAAGAAACACCCTCGCCCAACCACGGAGTGATCCTGATCAGGTCGCCTTTCGTGTTGGGTTTTTGGACAGCGGCAATAATAGTGGTCTCATGACCGTTGTGGGTCAGGACACGGTCTCCAACATTCACCATTTCAATTGGCTTTATCCTGCCGTCTCCGGTGATGACGGGTGTATCTGGCGTCACACAGCCGTGGCAAAAGTTCAGGCCCCGCGAGCGTCCGAGGTTGGAGTTCTTGGTCCGGCCGGCGCCAAGGTACTGCAGGCGCGAGCGGTTCTGCAGCACCAGGCTGGTGCGGTTGTGGGCCTTGACCGGTATCTTGTAGGACGGCGGCAGGCTGTCGAGCATCTGCTCGATGGTCTCGCGGAATATCTCCTTGTTCTCGGCGGTGTCCATGATGAACGCGCCCTGCAAACCGGGGTGCAGGTATTGCCAGAACAGGTCAAACAGGACCGCGATCGAAGAAATGCCTAATTGGCGAGCTTTCAATATGACGAAGAAGTGGATGTCGTTCTCAAGGCCCTCGATCAGCTTGTCCAGGAAGTACTCCTGCGCCCGGTAGAGCGTGATCGGCGCGGGCTCCTCAAGTTCCTTGGACGGCACCTTCACCAGCTTGATGAAGTGCTTGAAGGCGGGGAGCCAGAAGACCGGGTCACGCCTGGACGACATGGGATCTTTTCTCGACCTGGACGCTCCACTCCTCGTCGTCGGCGAACATCACGAACAGCGGGTTGGCGCTCTCCTTGGCCACCACGCGGGTGTAGGCGATGCGGGCCATCAGGTTGAGCGGGCTGATGGCGACGATCTGCCTGGGGGCCTCGCCGCTGATCATCACGTCGATGGGCTCGTCCGGAGAGGCGGTGGTCTCGGCGTGGCCGGGGCAGGAGACGCCCACCACCCGTCCGGCGTCGATGAACAGGGTGCGCCCGCCCTTCTCGTGAAGTTGGACGAAGCCGGCCATCAGTCCACCACGCGCAACTTTGCTGGCGTCGGTTTAGGCGGCGGCTCTGGCCTCTTGGTGATCCGCCGCATGACTAGCCGCCAGAACGCCCGTTCCCTGAACAGCCGGTACGGATACGCGCTGCCATCTCTGGTGTAGCCGTCTTGCGTCGTGATGAAGACAGACGGTCTCGGCCTGCCCATCAGAAACTCGCGTGGACGATGGCCCGGAACAGGACGTCCTTGAACTGCTGCTCGGGCGGCAACTCGGCGAACGGCACCATGCACGGATGGGTCTTGTCCTGCTCGCTGAACGCCTCGCCGTAGGCCCAGCCGTTCTCGATCCTTTTGGCCATCCAGGCCTCGTGCGACGCCTCCGGTCCGGCGGCGGGGTTCTGGATATGGAACAGCACCCCGGCGATGGCGGCGTCCTTCTGCCACTTGGGCGCCACGTTCCAGATCGACTGGCTGATGTCGCCGAGCGATTCGCAGTACGCCCGGTTGACCTCGTGGCAGACCTTGGCCACTCGCACCACGTCGGCCGATGTGCCCGGCAACGTGGCCAGCGCCTCGGGCGAGGGCTTGTCCACGATGGTCGCCATGCCCTCCCCGCCCCTGGCCTGGGCGATCTTGGAGAACAGCGTGTCCATGTTGTCGCCTTGCAGGGCGATGGCCTGGCCGTTGGCCAGCACCACCTTGGGGATCGGCGAGCCCTTGACCTCATCCTCGATGATCATGCGGATGTCATCTTCGCGGATGCGGACCCGGTAGCCCTTGTCGGTCCTGGCCTCGACGTATTGGACCAAAGCCATCAGGCCTCTCCTTCGGGGTTGTTCAGCAGCCGGCGCAGGCCGCCGTCTTCGCTCGCCGGACGCGGGAACTTGCGCGGGCGCCCCGGCCCTCGGGTGAAGCCGTGGGCCTTGGCGGCGGCGGCCAGCTTGTCGGGATGGCGGGCGAAGTAGCGGTCCACCGCCTCGTCCGTGACCTCGCGCATGGCGGCCACGCCGGAGGGGTCCTTGTACTCGTCGTCCTGCTCGCCGCGCATCACCTTCTCGCGCTTGTCGAGCCACTTGACCCCCATGTCGAACGCCTGCTGCAGGGTCCGGAGGTCGTAGGGCTTGTCGGTCAGCGGGTCCTTGGCGCCCTCTTCCAGCACTCCGATCAGCCGCATCGCCGCCCGGTCGAGCACGTCGATCAGTTGCATCTTCACCGACTTAGCGGGGCCGGTCGCACCAGAGGCGGGAGGTTGGGCGACGGCCTCGGGCGGTGACGTAGGACTGGTATCCTCGTGGCTTTCCGACTCTGACACTCTTGGCTTTCCGAACAAGTTCAAGGTTTTCCCTCCGACAATCGAGGAAATCGCCGTTGATCGGGCGAACCCGCCACATGCGCGGGGAATTGCGCACGTCGCGGCTCATCCGGGCGGCGATCTCGCGGTGGAGCTGCAGGCGGAAGCGGCGGCCGGCGGAGGTCTCGTCGCACACCGCGATCTCGCCTGGCACGCCCTCGGCTTTCCACGGCGCCCACGCGCGCCATGTCCTCATCGCCGCCCAGTCGTAATCCTCGTCGCTGACCTGGAGGATGCGCCCCCGGTTGGTCGTCAGCATCGGCATCGCACACTATACCGCTGACCTCGTAAATCACGGGTCGGCAGCGTTACGCTTGCGTTGGCCTGAACGCAAGAGCCCCGCCGTCTTGGGACCGGCGGGGCTTGGTGCTGGGGTGTCCCGTACTCGGACGAGCCCGAAGCTATGCCGTTGTCACCGGACAGTCAACTGCCGGCGGTTGGGTCGGAAGCCGGCGCATCCGGAGCGGGTGCGTCAGGGGCCGGGTCGGCGGGCGCGGAGCCGTCACCAGAGTCGGAGACGTCGGGCGGCGCGGGGTCCGAGGTCGGGACCGTCGGATCGGGCGCAGGGGGCGCAGGAGGGGGGGGAGGCGGCGCGTCCGGGTCGATCGCCTGGGCCTCCGCATCGTCGGATGCGTTGCGCGCCTCCAGCGCCGAGACCCGCCCGTCCATCGTGGAGACGGCGGCCTGCAGCGTGGCGATGGTGTTCTCGTCGGCGGCCTGCTTGTCGGCCAGGGCGGTCAGGGCGTTCTGCAGGGCCGTGGTGTCGGTCCCCCCCGACGGCGGGACCTTGGCCAGCTTCTCGATGACCTTGATGACGACTTCGATGGCATCACTCATGTGCGCTCTGCTCCTGCGCTTGCGGCTCGGGCGGCTGGGGATTCAGCCACTCGTGGTACAGACGGGCGATGTTGACCACGTCCTCGGCTGGCGAATTGCCGTGGGTGTGAATGGCGACGTAAAGAGCATGGACCATCTCCTGATCGTCGCATAGCGCCTGATGGAACGCATCAGCCGCCCGGATGACGGCCTGGACGTCCCCGCGAAACGGCAGTTGCCGAGCCATGTCCAGCGCCATTTCCCGGCGCTCGTCACATGCCGACGGATTCACTTCGGACATGGATCAGGTCCCTTCGGCCCAACGGTTGCAAACATCTGATCGTTCAGCAGCCGGCGACGGCGCATGGTCTGGCTGATGCGCGGGCAGTCGATGCGCGAGCAGGCCGAGACGTGCGCGGGGCACGGGCAGCGGGGCGGGCGCTCGCTCATCAGTTGGCCAATCCTATCGTCAGCTCGCGAAGGTTCTGCGAAAGCCGCATCGCCAGTTCCGGCGGGACCATGGCCTTGACCTCGGTCATCACCCCGTCCTCCATCCAGCGCAGGTAGACGAAGCCGGTGACGGTCGGGTCCGACACCATCGTCACCTTCATCGAGTCGTCCACGTCCTCAGCCATCTGGCGCGCTCGCGGCGAACTTCGGATGGCACGTCACGAACCTGTAGAGCGCGCCCGCATACTCGCGATAGCCGCAGCACCAGTCCACACCCTCGGCGTCGGTCCAGACATGGACGCAGGCGCAGCGGACGCCAGGACGAAGCCGGTGGTAGCCAGCAGGCGCACTTCTCATTGTCCGTCCCTCCTAGCCAGGCAGCGGCGATATTGCAGGGCGGCGCGGCGGTCAAGGAACTCCTGGTACTCCTGATCGTCCCACACATGGCGCAGCACGTTGACGCCCGGCCGCAGATCGATGATCTCGATGGGCACGCCCATGAATTGCCGCCGCCAGGCCGAACCCTTCGACGGGGCGCTCCCCGCCAGGACATCGCGACACAGCATCTCGCAATCTTCGGCCGAGCACACGATCAGCCGCGCGCGCCGGCCTTGCTGGCGCAAGCCTTCGATCTCGCGGGCCAGGGTGGCGGCGTCGATCATCGATTCAGCCCGGCCACTAGGTCACGCCGCTCTTTGCCCGGCTTGAGCTGATCGAACGTCACCCGATCCTCCGCTGGTCCGCGTCGGTGAAGGCGGAAAGCCCGCTTCGCCGCACCCACTCGTCTATCGCCCGCGTCGCCGCCTCCGACGTGGACATCCCCTCCGCGCGCGCCTTGCGCTGCAGCTTCGCCCACAACTCCGGCTCGATCCGCAAGGTCTTCACCGGCAGGCTCATCGTCGGTTCAGCCCCCTCTGGATGCCGCCCTTCATCCCCGCCTCCGTCGCCAGCTTGCGGTCCTTGGAGAACGAGCGGGTGGCCGCCGGCGCCGCAGCCCCGCCCGCCTTCCCCGCATCGGACGCCAGCGCCCGGTCGCGCGAGAACGACCGCTTGTCCGCCGGCACCGCCGCACCGCCACGCGCCGCCAGTTCACGCTGCTTCTCCGGCGACATCGCCGCAAAGCCTCGCCGAGCCTTGGGCGCGTCGCTCACAGCGCCTTCTCCACGAACTCGATGAACCCCTGCTCCAGCCGGCGGAACCGCACGCGCTCGCCCGCCTTCACGTCGTCCGGAACCGTGCCAATGCCGGTGGAGTAGCCCTTCGGCCAGCGGACGATCGCGCGTGGCCAGCCTTCTTTGGTCTTGTAGACCCGCAGGACCTTGGCCTCGTAGACGTCTCCGCTCACGGCACCACGTCCCAGCGGACCTCGCCCGTCGCCAGCAGATGGTCCAGCACCTTCACAGCATCGGCGGGGGTGTAGGTCGTGTGATGGTCGTAACCCAAGAACAGATCATCCGCGTCATCACCGTTAAGACGCAGCACCCGTTCAGCGACGTCGCCGGGATCTTCGCCAACTCGTCCCCCGAACAGCACACTAGCCCATCCCGCGATGCAAGCCGGCGTCCGGCAGCGGTGCTCCAGGTAGTACTCGGCCGGCTTCCAACGCCTCGCCGGCCCGAAATCGCCCATGTCGAAGTTCTCAGCCGGCAACCGCGCCAGGAAATCCCGCAGCCACACCAGCCGCTCCACGTCGATCCCGCGCGCCCGGCAGCGCCAGTACGGATCAACCGCCGCCTCAACAGCCACCGCCGGCAGCACCGGCTCAAACGTCAGCGCGTCAAAAGGCATCGCCGCTCTCCATCTCCACTACCGCCACGCTAACGCAAGCTACAGCAGCGATCAAGCATTCACGCCAAACCAGAATCACAAGGGCCGCATGAAGGCTTCAAACCCCTCCACACGGCCCCTGATCCAAGACCATCCGCCAAACCTGACCGGGCTGCGGATGGACGCTGCGGGCCAGCCGCTACACTGGCATCGCCTGTGAGCCAGGACCCAAAAGCCCTTCGTCGGAACTACACTCGAACGTCCTCTCGTCCGCTAGAGAGCGTGTCTGCTTCCCACGCCGCCGCAGCAATCAACCCACTAACATCACAGCAGCGATCCAGCTAGCGGGAATCTCTCAGTCCCCAAGCGCCAGTTCCCATAACACCTTCGGCTCCAGCGGATGCTTGTCGTTCGCCGGACGACTGGGCCGAGACCAGGAGCCCCCGCCAGCCTCTCCTATCAGTCTCCACCCAGCCCCGCGCAGACTCGCCCCCCCCCTCC